GATAAAAGATGGCTGTACTTAGCTATGCCAAAATGTCTGTTATGTCGTACCCACATAGATGCCCGTTGGCTGCGGTTTTTACCAGCACGGCGGTCAACTATCTCATGTAGTGCATGCTGCTGCTCAGGAGTAATCGTAAGACGTTTGTTTATTGCCTGTCCTTTTGTCCAGTAATCCCAAAGCACATCATCACATTCTTGTTGATACATGATGACAGTGTCACGAATCTCAGGTTTGACCTTGTTTGGGCTTATTGTCATAAGCCAACCAAAAAGCTTTCTTACTGGTAAACAAGTCATTAAGCGCTCTTTACCGTCATTTGCAACTATTGTGATTTCCACAATGGTTGAAGCAAAGCGTTGTTTTAACTTAACAAATTGTGATGCCCAATCCATACCCATACCCTCAACAATAGGCTTCATGGGTGTATATGGCTGACCATCATGTTCCACCAAGTACAACTCAGCATTGTGGAAAGGTACGGTGATTTGAGTTAAAGTAGTCATGTCTTAATCTCCTTTGGTTTAGACACAAGCCCCTTGCCTGATTTCGACGTCTGCAAGGGGTTTTCTTTTTCAGGGCTTTTTGCCTTGATGGAGTCATCTTATTTAATAATTTTAAATATTGCAAGACTTAAAATTATTAATAAATAAAAGTATTGCAACTTTTTTATGATATAGTTTCTCTTACTAAATAAGAGGTATCCAAAATGGTTGTGAATAACAAAATTACTAACCTACGAGAACAGGCTGGTATGACCGTCTATGAGCTATCGAAAAGATGCGGTTTCATTAGTAATGGCAAAGTTGTAAGTGGCGCATTACTTAACGCAGAAAAAGGAAAAAATATCACAATTGAAACGGCTTTTTTAATCTACACTGAACTCAAAAAAGCTGGTGTATGCGAGAAGTTTGAAGATGTCTTTTGGCTTGAACGTGATGATAAAGATATCGAAAACTAAAATATTTTTCTTGTGGAGTTGGAACTTACTAATTTTTAAACTTTCCTCATTGTAAATAATGGCCTTATTCAATGAATAGGGCCATTATTATGTCCAAAGCTTTAGCATATGCACCAGCTATAAACACAGCAAAAACAAAATTACCAGAGACAGAAGCTGATCCCTTATATCGTTCTATCTCAAAACATAAATATGCAGAGTTTTCACTTTGTGATAAAGAAGGTAATTCTATTGCTTCTTCACCAGTAATTCGAGCACTCTTAACTGATGGTGATAAGAGTATAGAGAGTCAATGGCAGACCCCATTTGAGAATAGCAATCCAGAATTAAAAATGCCGATGTTGATGGCAGGGCTACAATCGGGGCAGTTATCTCAAACTGCCGAACAAATGAAAAGCAATCCTATATTGCAAGTTTTATCTAAACTTGGGGTCCAAGATGCTATGCAGAGTGTAGAAGGACGTACAAATCTAACTAAAGTGAATACAACACAAGTATTTTTATCTACTTCTTCAGTACGACTTAATTTATCAATTTTTTTCTTGGCTTTTAGTGATGCGAAAACAGAAGTTGAAGACAAGATCATGCAATTAGAGGCTTGGAGCGTACCAGTATCATTATCGTCTGATTCTACGCTGCAAAATGTCATTAATGATTCAAATACAACCTTAGAAGGCTTGTTTTCAGGGGTTATCCCACCTTTCGTATCTCTCACTACTCATGGCAAAACTTATAAACCCTTTATTCTTGAAAGTGTTTCAGCACCAATAGTCGCGCCAATTGATGAAAAAGGTAACCGGTTAAGTTTAGCTGTCAATATTAGTTTAATGAGTCGAACTGCATGGGACTCAAAGGATATTTACTCATTATATGGAGGCAACTAATGATTACTTTTGACCCTGTGTACGTTGGTGAAAATACCTACCAAATGCAAGAGCTTAGTTTTGAGCAATGTCTCAAAATATCTATCATTGCTCCAAATTTTAATGAAAAAAGACTTTCAGCTTTTCTGAAATCAGCATTAGACAATGTTGATCCTTTACTTTTATCAGTTCAGGAACGGTATTTATTGCTGCTTAAATATCTTGAAAAACAAAGTAATACTATGTTGGAGGTGAACACAGACTGGTCTAAAGTTTTCCTTCAATCAGAAAATAATTGGAAAACTGAAATTACTCAAAATGGAATTACAGTTAGACAGCTTATTGGAATGGAAGTGGAGTTCTTAGAGGCAAATTGTAAGAATGTCGCTGAATGGATTGCCTGCATGATGGCTTTTCAGTTGAGTTATTCTAATCATGAGCACTTAGCTTTATTGCCGGATAGAACAAATCCTCAATTATTTGAAGAACAATTTAAGCAGCGGCTAGATTTCATTAAGAAAATGCCAGCTAGTGATTTTGATTTGTGCTATAAAGACTTTAATAATTTAAACAATGAGTTATTTACTCATTTACGGTTAAGCGTTGATAACCACGGTATTTTAGTGGAAAGAGGTGCAGATGACGCGCCTGCACGATTTCGCACCGCTTCCATCTTTACAGGAATCATCAAAGAGTTGGACCGATCTTTTGCTTGAGACAGCAAGTAGTATTTCTGAAAACTGCCCAATGCCTTTATCGGATGCATTAAAAATGCCTTTGAGTTTTGAAAGTACTTACTTCAATTCATCAGCATGGGAAAACCGCAAGAAGTATTTAGAAAATGAAATTGAACGTCATAACGTATTCTTAAAATTAGGTCAAGAAGTCATTAAGGGATTAAATGCCCTAGCAAGTAGAGGCCGATAGTTTTCATGTAGAAAAGTCTGATTAATTCAGACTTTTTTCGTGCTTTGTATTTGGAACCATACTCTATTTAGAACAATAACACTTGCAAAAATAGCTCCAAATGAAACGTGGGGAATAGGTCATGTCTGATCATCAGGCAATTGAAGTCACAGTCACAACTTTTGCTAATAAAACTACCTTCTGGAGTGGTTTAGCAAGCGCATTTGGTTCTTTAACTTCAATTAATTGGTTGAGCTATACAGGTGCAATAGTGGCTGTTGTTGGCCTATTCATAAGTTTCATTTTTCAGTGGAGACGTGACCGCAGAGAACGTAAAGAAAGTGAATTACGTGAAAAAGAAAGCGAATTACGAATCAAAGCTTTAGAAGCTCTAGAGCAAGATAATTTACGAAAGAGGAAAGATGAATGAAGTTAATTGAAAACAATGCTTGGCAGTATCTATCTGTTAAGTTACCCGCCGTAGGTGCATTCATCATGCTAATTTTATTGCCAGCACTACAATGGGGTGTTGATTATGAAGTTATTCCTGAAAAATATCATGCATTTGTTACTGGTACTTTGATGCTTGTTCTGTCATGGATTGGAAAGAAAATTTCTCAACCACGACTTAATGGCCCGCAATTAACAGGCCAGTTAGTAGGGATCAATTCTTTATTGAATATCCCAACACCAACAAAGCCTGATGAATTAGCTTGGATTGCAGAAGCAAAAAAGCATCTTGGCCTTCAAGAAATACCTGGTAAACAGCATAACCCAACTATTTTAAAATGGCTCTCGGAGCTAAAGGCTTGGTGGGCTGACGATGAAACGGCTTGGTGTGGGACCTTCGTTGCACATTGCTTGAAATCAGCTGGAATTGCTTATCCTAAGCATTGGTACCGTGCATTGGATTATGTGAATTATGGTACAAAATTAGCTAAACCCGCTTACGGTTGTGTAGCTATTAAAACTCGAAAGGGTGGTGGGCATGTTTGTTTTGTAGTTGGCCGTGACAAAAAGTCTGGAAAGTTAGTATGCCTTGGAGGCAATCAGTCTAATAAAGTTTGTTATGCACTTTATAATGACTCTGACTTTCAAGAATTCAGATGGTATGGTCGTACAACTCAACCAGCTAGCAAACGTTACAACTTACCGCAATTAAGTGGCGTGACAGCAATTAGAGTTACTGAAGCATAATGAAGTTACTATTACTAAGCTTTCTTTTATGTGGCTGTACGGCACATACAATCAATAGCAATGTAAACGTATCTATTTGCGTTAAAGCACTTTAAAAAAAGCCCTGAATATTCAGGGCTTTTTAATTAATTATTTATTTCTGCATCGTAGACAGTTTGTAAAGAGGCTTTTAGAGCTTCATCATTTGTACTATCAATGAATTTCCTCATTTTCTCTTTGTATTCAAGGTGCCCAGCTTTATACTTTACAAGTAAGTATGAAAATTCAGCTTGCTTATAATTTGGGTCCTTCTTATTTTCTGGTTTGTTCAGCTCTACTTTTAGAACCTCTGCCACATAGTCATAGCACCTATTAATCGAAGTGGCTTCTTTCCCTTGTAGTGAAAGTAACTGACATCTAAATGTAAGTCGTGCTGTGTCATTTGGTTTCTGTGCAAGCTGCTTATCATTTAAAGCATGCGCTTTATCATAGTCATTCAAAATCATATATATATTCATTTGAAGAAGCTCACGTTTTCGCTTATCCGTGATTTTATCGACCTCCGTCTAGGAAGAGCCCTTTGGAAAAAGTGGTCTGGTTATCATCGGCGAAGTTTGGTCGAAACCAAGATGCATTGCATCAAATTATTAGGCGATAAACTCTACTCAAGGAATTTTGACAGCCAAGTGAATGAGATCCATGCACGTGTAGCCGTATTAAATAAATTTACAGAATTAGGCAGACCTCATACCCAAGTTGTAACCTAAATTTTAGCAACTTAGGAAAACTTTACCTTCAAAGGCTTTATGCAACAAAGCCTATATTTGGGTAAAAGTAATAAAAAAAATCCTCAATTGAGGATTTTTAAAGCTTAGTATTTATAAAAATACTATTTTACTTTTAAATTAATATATTGAGACATTTCAGAAGTTACTATATCAAGTATTTCTTTATTAAATAGTTTTTCGGAATTCTTTAGATGATTTGTCATTGCATTTAATTCAAAAGCTGATTTTGATTGTGATAGGTCTCTTAGCATTCCTCCAATACATCCTCTGTAATGTCGGATTCGATCTAAATCTAGATTAAGATCGGAGTCGAAGGTCTTTTCATAAATCTTTAAATCGATCAGAAATTGTTTATAGAGCTCTTCGCATTCATTGCGAAATATACTTCTTCTTTCTTCACATTCGTTAGGTATTTTTTCTGCCTGATCGATTAAATTTTTACTAATCTCTGGGAAGTTTTTTGAGTTCCATAAATGTTTTTGTGTCATTACATACTTATGATAATAATCAAGATAACTTACAAGTTTATATAAAGATGTTTGTGTATTTCTAGCAAGTTCAGATCTATTTAAGCCTGTTTGAGAATCTCTCCAATCATTAAATAAACTAGCTGCAATTATTGCTGCCCCAATAGTAGCTAAAGCTGAAAGTATGCTTACCATTAGGGACCAAGCTTCTTTTAATGGGTTATCAATTTGATTGTAGGAATATAACCAAAGAGTGAAAAAGAAAAATATGATACAAATGGAAGTAATCCAACCAATAGTATCTATTAATAAAACTTTAATTTTTTGATTCATAACTTTGAGTATTTCTGAGGTTAGCTTATTTTAGATAATCATAAATATTAATCTAGTCGAATAAATGGAAATTTCATTTAAGTTTTTGATAGAAAAATGAGCAAAAAATTGCTCAAAATTGATAAAATCCTTCGAAAGTGAGCAAAAAATTGCTCATTTAGTTATTAAAGGTAGTTCATCCCATTTAAATGGATTCTTAGTTAATTTGTCTCGTGACATTGACCAGTTGCGACCTGGTACATAACACGAACTTATACCGAGTTTTTTCTTTCCGAATTTTGTGTGTACGTTCTCTAGTGTTTTCATCAATTGTTCTTTCTTTTCTATAGCTTCGAAATCTGTGAGCAGGTCATAAGTGTGACCTGTTTTGGGTTCTAGCCCAGTTAGTATCACACCGCACTTCTTATACTTAATACCTTCTTTAAAAATGTGAGATAGCATTTTTGTTGCAGCTTTTACGAAATCTAACGCACAATCTGTTGGTTGTGAAAATGAGCCGGTTATTGACTTGTTATAAAACGGTACATTTTCATCAAAAGGACTTGATTGAACAAAAACAATAAGACAGCCGCATAATGATTCATCATCTCTCAATCTCTTACATGCTTCTTGTGCATGCATGGCTATTGCTTCTTGTAGGTCAATAAGTTCGGTAACTTTCGCACCAAAAGAACATGACTTAATAATTTGCTTTTTAGATGGCGGAGTGTCTTCAATTTCTAGGCAAGAGATGCCTTGTAGCTCGTTAATAGTACGAGCCATAACAATAGAAAAGCGTTTTTGCATTTCACGTGGTTCAGCACAAGCTAGATCAAGCACTGTATTAATTCCCATGCTTTGCAACTTTTTTGCATGTTTACGGCCGACCCCCCAGACTTCACTCACATCTATTTGAGCAAAGTAATATTCTTTATTGCACGGATCCATGTTTACGAGATCGCAAACGCCGTTAAAGCCTTGATTTTTCTTAGCTATATGATTGGATATCTTTGCCTCCGTCTTGCTGCGACCAATACCTACGCACACGGGCAAACCAATCCATTTCCATATTTTTAGGCGCATATCCTGAGCGACCTTTTCTAGGTCAAAATTTTTTTCATAAGCTGAAAAATCAACAAAACACTCATCTATTGAATATTTCTCAACTTCTTCATCAGTTACATACGATGCAAGAATCTTATGAAATCTGCGCGACATTTCAGCGTAAAGTTCATAATTGCTAGAGAGAACAATAACATTGTGTTTTTTTACTATGTCTCTGATCTGGAATAATGGCACCCCCATTTTTATATTTAAATTTTTTGCTTCATTGCTGCGCGCAACGGCACATCCATCGTTATTTGACAAAACGATGACTGGTTTATTGTTTAAACTTGGATTAAAGACTCGTTCACATGAGACGTACATGTTATTTACATCGATGAGAAAAAATACTTTGTTCTCATGTTTCATGAGTTAATGCCGTGTCATTTTAATGATATGAGTGACAACACCCCAAATTATTAATTCTTGGCCATCCGCTAAATAAATATTTTTATAATCCGGATTCTCTGCTTTAAGCCATTGGCCTTTTTCATCGATCATTAAACGTTTAACTGTGAATTCATTGTCAATTAGTGCAATAACGATATCGCCGTGCTTTGCATCAAGACTACGATCCACAATCAATTCGTCATCAATATCTATGCCAGCGTTGAGCATCGATAGGGAGGCAACTTTGACAATAAACGTTGCAGTTTCATTTTTTATTAAGTGCTCGTTCATATCGAGCGCTTTATCTACATAATCTTGTGCTGGACTTGGGAAACCTGCTGAAATCTTCTCAAGTGCATAAGGGATAAGCATATGAGAGGAAGGTACAACTAGCTTGATAGACATAACATCAGACAAAGCAAAACCTTGAGTTATATAAGGCTTTATCTGGATAATGGATGGTGCAATTTCGCTCATATGTTTCCCCTAGCTTGATTTTGTAACATATTCAAGATGATATTCTAGAGATGAGCATAAATTCAAATTTAAAAAGTTGTGGATAAATAAGGACTAGTCGTAACTTGTCGCGCTTCATTGTGCATTTGGTCGGAAATTAGACTTTTGCTGTGAGAAAATGATTTTTTAGATTTGTAGACTCATTTGTAGACTGTTGAGCTATAGTTCAATAAAGACTAATACATCTATATATAGTTATCCAAAACACAAGAATGTTTATTTTATTGGTGTTTATACTAGAGTAGGTTTGGCTATAGATGTATATAGATTAATCATACAGAATTGGCGATTCTAAAGGTTTGAAGAACACTAAAAACCGAGATGAAAACATCTCGGTTTTTTATTGAAGGTTGGGCAAAAATAAAGACATATAAGTAGAATTTTTGCAAAGTCTGTCAGATTCAGTATGATGTGGGCAGCATAGTCTGTGTAGAGTAATGATGAAAAAAGTTTTATTTGTTTTAATGGGCATGTTAATAGTCGGCTGTACAGAAAAAAAGCCTTTAACACCTGAAGAGCAATGGCATGGCTATTGTACAAGTGTGGGAAATGCAGCAAGAAGTATTCTGTTTGATCGTCAGCAAGCAATTGAGAAGCCTCAAGCCATTGAGCATGCTAATAAAATTGAGGACGAAATTACGAAAAAATTCATCTTTAATATTATTGAAAAAGTTTACGCCATTCCACAAGACGAATTAAAAACGAATCCAGAAGCCTTACAAGAAAAGATTAGAAAACAAATGACAGATGAGTGTTTGGTTACCCCACATGACAAAATGCCAAACTACAAAAAATTCTAAGTGTATAAGACATCCTCAAACACTCCACTAAGGTGGAGTGTTCTTTTAACTTAAAATACCGCATGATAAGTCAGTCATTAAGATCATTATTTATACACGGGTATTTAGTTACAAAATAATGGGCATCACGGAGAAACACCCCGCGCTCATTAACTTTTGGCTTGAACTCTAGTAAAATTTTGTAGTCCATATTACTTGTGAAGCTTTGTGAAAGCTGGAATTTACAAGTAATTTTTTAAAAAAAGAGGAATGAACACCGTGCTAGAAGCTTACCGCCAACACGTTGCTGAACGTGCCGCACTCGGAGTCCCACCGAAGCCACTTGATGATGCTCAAACTGCTCAACTTGTTGAGTTATTAAAAAACCCACCGGCAGGTGAAGAAGCATTCTTGGTTGATTTGCTTGAAAACCGTGTTCCTGCAGGTGTTGACCAAGCAGCTTACGTAAAAGCAGCTTTCTTGGCAGCGATTGCAAAAGGCGAAGCGACATCTCCGCTAGTTTCTAAAGAACGTGCAGTTTATTTACTAGGTACGATGCTTGGTGGCTATAACGTAGCGCCTTTAGTTGAGCTTCTGGATGATGCTGAATTAGGTAGCTTAGCTGCTGAAGCTTTGAAAAAAACATTACTTGTATTTGATGCGTTCCATGACGTAGCTGATAAAGCTAAAGCTGGCAATGCAAATGCAAAAGCTGTTTTACAATCTTGGGCTGATGCTGAATGGTTCACTAGTCGTAAAGATGTACCAGAAGAAATCAAAATCACTGTGTTCAAAGTAACAGGTGAAACGAACACTGATGACTTGTCTCCAGCTCAAGACGCATGGAGCCGTCCAGACATCCCATTGCATGCAAATGCAATGTTGAAAAATGAGCGTGATGGTATCAACCCTGAAAAACCAGGTGAAGTTGGTCCATTAAGCCAAATTAAAGAACTCATTGCTAAAGGCAATCAAGTTGCTTATGTTGGTGACGTTGTTGGTACAGGTTCATCTCGTAAATCTGCAACAAACTCTGTTCTTTGGTTCTTTGGTGATGAAATCGCTCACATTCCAAACAAAAAAGACGGTGGTGTGTGCTTAGGCGGTAAAATCGCTCCGATCTTCTTTAACACAATGGAAGATGCTGGTGCATTACCAGTAGAGATCGATGTTTCTAACATGAACATGGGTGACGAAGTTACTCTTAAAATCGATCATGCTGCAGCAAAAGTAACTGCGTTCAAAAATGGCGAACAAATCGCTGAGTCTGAACTTAAAACTCCAGTACTTTTAGATGAAGTACGTGCTGGTGGTCGTATTAACTTGATTATTGGTCGTGGCTTAACTGCTAAAGCGCGTGAAGCTTTAGGTTTAGCTCCATCTACATTATTCCGTACTCCAGTACAACCAGCTGACACTGGCAAAGGTTTCACTTTAGCTCAGAAGATGGTTGGTCGCGCATGTGGTCTTCCAGAAGGTCAAGGTATCCGTCCAGGTACTTACTGTGAGCCTAAAATGACTACAGTTGGTTCTCAAGATACAACTGGTCCTATGACTCGTGATGAGTTAAAAGACTTAGCTTGCTTGGGCTTCTCTGCTGACTTAGTAATGCAGTCTTTCTGTCACACTGCTGCTTATCCAAAGCCAGTTGACGTACAAATGCAACATACACTTCCAGACTTCATCATGAACCGTGGTGGTGTATCTTTACGTCCAGGTGACGGTATTATCCACTCTTGGTTAAACCGTATGCTTCTTCCAGATACAGTAGGTACTGGTGGTGACTCGCATACTCGTTTCCCAATTGGTATTTCATTCCCAGCAGGTTCTGGTCTTGTAGCTTTCGCTGCTGCAACTGGTGTAATGCCACTTGATATGCCTGAATCAGTTCTTGTTAAGTTTAAAGGTAAAATGCAGCCTGGTATCACTTTACGTGACCTTGTACATGCGATTCCTTACTATGCAATCAAAGAAGGCGATCTTACTGTTGAGAAAAAAGGTAAGAAAAACATCTTCTCTGGTCGTATCTTAGAAATCGACTTAACAGAAATGGAAACTGACTTAACAGTTGAGCAAGCATTCGAACTTTCTGATGCTTCTGCTGAACGTTCAGCTGCTGGTTGTGCAATCACACTTTCAGAAGAGAAAGTTGCTGAGTATTTACGTTCTAACATCACAATGCTTAAGTGGATGATTTCACAAGGTTATGGTGATGCACGTACGATGGCTCGCCGTGTTGAAAACATGGAAAAATGGTTAGCAAACCCAAGCTTACTTAAAGCTGATGCTGATGCTGAATACACTAAAGTGTATGAAATTGACTTGTCAGAAATCAAAGAACCTATCCTTTGCTGCCCGAACGATCCAGATGATGCAAAACTTCTTTCTGACGTTCAAGGCGACAAAATTGATGAAGTATTCATCGGTTCTTGTATGACTAACATTGGTCACTTCCGTGCTGCTGGTCAGTTACTTGAGAAAGTACCAAGCGGTTCATTAACAACTCGTTTATGGTTGGCTCCACCAACACGTATGGACGAACATCAGTTAATGGAAGAAGGCTTCTATAACACTTATGGCCGTGCTGGTGCACGTACAGAAATGCCTGGTTGTTCATTATGTATGGGTAACCAAGCACGTGTTGCGCCGAACACAACTGTTGTTTCGACTTCTACACGTAACTTCCCTAACCGTTTAGGCCAAGGTTCTAACGTTTACTTAGCGTCTGCTGAGCTTGCATCTGTTGCTGCTGTACTTGGTAAATTACCAACTCCAGAAGAATACCAACAATATGCAGCTCAAATTGACAGTATGTCTGCTGACATCTACAAATATTTGAATTTCGACCAAATGGGCGAATATACAAATGCTGCTGATAAAGTAGATACTAAGAAAATTGCTGCTGCTCAGTTGACTTAATAGGTCGATTTAGTACAAAAAAGGAGCTGATTATTCAGCTCCTTTTTATTTTAATGAGAATTGGTACATATTTTAATTCTTAAAATAATAAATTAATCATGTTTTATTCTAATAAAATGTAAAAATAAATATAACGCTAGATATTAAAGAAGATTTTG